CTGTTGTTTGCCAACTCAGTAATAGTATCATTGATCTCAAGGATGTCAGACGCAGTGTCATCAATAGTGATTTCCAACTTACGATTGACCTTATCCCATGCAACGATACGTCCTGTAACACCACCACTAACAGCAGTGATATAGTTGTCTTTCTCGAATGATCCTACAAGAGAAGCATCATCCTTGAATGTAACGATAACACTGTAATCATAAACTCTACCGTAAACATTAGCATTAGAGAATGAAATCTCTGCGTTGTTTACAAACTCCCACTCATTAGCAGTTGGTTGAGCGAGGTATAATACTTGGTCAGGACCAGCATCTGTAACGATAACACGAATTGAGTTACCAAATACACCTGCGGTCTTAGCACCCCACTTCCAGTTGTTAGATGCTGTCTCTACGTTTGCTTCATAAGTAGCAAGATTCTTAATTAGAGGAGCAACAACACCAGTTGCGGTTGTTTCGTTAATCTCTGTCTTGTTAGTTGTAACAGTCTGTAGATTAACAGTAGATCCATCAGTGTGTGCAGCAGCAGTTGTGTTTAACTGAGCACGGACAACGGTTAGATCGTTACCAGCAACAGAAGATACCTGTAAGATTTCATCGTCAACTCTGATGTATGAGTTAGTACCTACACCAAGAGCAGCAGAAGATGTAACTGTAAGAGTTACGTCACTGTCACTAAATGTACCACCTTCATTGATAGTAGATGATGTGCCAGCAGGCTCGATCAGTGTGATGTTAGTAGCAGCAGCGTGTGATACAGCAGATGTTGCTAACTGTCCACGTGAAACTGTTACATCATTACCAGAGATAGCAGAGATGACTAGTAATTCAGCGTCAACAGCAAGGACATCGTTAACGTCGAAGTCTGTTGCTGAAGCAACTGTTAATGTTGTGTCAGATGCACTGAAAGTAGTTACCGTATACTGTGCAGTATCGATTGCGTTTTTCAACGAATCATTCATTGCACGGATAACCTTTACAGTACCTCCGTAAAGTAAGAATTGTGCGGTACTAAACCAGTACTCGTAGTTATATTCTGTAGGTTTGCCGAATATAGAAAGTAATTCTTTCTCACTTGTTACATCAGTGACCTGCTCTACAGGTCCCTTTTCAAAACTTCCAACGATAGCAGCAATATTATCTACTGTTGCGTTTACTACGTTGGTCAGATCTCTTTCTAGTACGACTACACCTGGTGAAAGCTGTGTCGATGCCATCTGTTAAATCTCCTAAGGTATGTCCAAATTGGATGCTGAAATTATTTATTATAACTTGGTTTTTCACTGGGGAATCAAGCCGTGATTACCAGTCTGGATAGTCTGCTTCATATGGAGGTAAAGGTCTAGGTCTATTCCTCTTCCTATTGACTCTCCATATGGTGCAAGACTTACACTCATATGCATATGCTGATGGATTATTACCTCTATCTTTACGAGTCTTATAAAAATCTTCTAATAAACTCTTAGTCCTACCACAAAACCTACACTTCCTCTCTACAAATAATAAATGCTCAAGAGAGAGGTCAGTTTCTAATGTCATGACAAGTATTCCCACATGTGGGAGTTATCTCCATACTCATCTAGGTTCCAAGTGTCACCCTGATCATCTACAAATGATTGCTCATAGTCAACATGGTTATCAATGAATCCAAATGGAGCCATGTCAGCTTCTATACCCTCTTTCTGCTCTTGATACATCTTCATCCGTACATCATCGTCATGTAACTCACGGAAGTAGTCCGTAGTTGCTAACCATGCGAAGATAACCAGACACATAGCAAGGTCATCGTTACATCCTTCCTCTGCTTCCCATGCTGGACCTCTCTGAATGAAGGTTGTTAACTCTGCCATGATGTCATAGTCTTTAAAGATGAGTTTGTCATCCTCAATTAACTGTTTTAGGTTAGAGCAACCAGTTTTCTTGACAGTTGTGCTCATTTTAACCCCAAGTTGCACCTTAGTGCCACTAAATCCTTGTCCTACTACCTGACCTGCTCTACCTCTCATGGCACACATGAGTAAATTCTCGTATTCTAGGTCAAATTGTATGATATCTGCTACCTGCCCACCAATATCATTAACTTCTATCATTATATACGCCTGGTTATATGCAGTAGCAACCCTATGAATGATATCTGGGAATAGTAATGGTTTAATTTTGTTATTTCTATACTTTGCTACCACCATATAGGGTATTTCTGTGGTATCTACAACTGTAAATGCAGAATAATCCTTAGTTAGACCCCTAGCAACGTCAACACAGATGTGATATGAGTGTCCTTCTATTGGATCTTCATATACAGAGAGTCCTGCTTCCTTCTTAATAGGCTCTTCGTATATTAATGTCTTTAATTTAGTACTACTGATAAGAGTATTAACAGATCCTAAGAATTCACACTCAAATTCTTGGTTGAATTGCTCCTCAGATGTGTTTCGTATCGTCTCTTCTTTCCATTTAGCATCTCTACCTGGTACCTGTTGCCAATGTACCTCTGTTGTAGTGTATTCATTCTGTCCTTTCTCTGCGTCATGCCACAGTTTATAGAACATATTCATCCCTTTAGGGGTAGATATGATAATAACTTTAGTTGACTTACCAGAAGATATAGTAGGATAGACACTACTAAAGAACTCGTCAGCAATATGCGTCGGAATAAAGGCGAATTCGTCCAAAAATATAATGTTAAAGGACATGCCCCGTACAGCACTAGCAGAAGTAGAAGCAGCCAAGATCTTACTTCCATTCTCCAACTCCAAGGAGCCCCTGTTCCAGTTGACCACACCCTGTTGAAGCCATTTAGGGAGATTTTCATAAGAAAGTTGTAGGCGGCCCAACATTTCTCTTGCAGTGGCTGCTTTGTTTGCGAGGATTGCGATGTTGACATTATCATTAAAAATTGCATACCACAGGAGATAAGCAGTAACCACTGTGGATTTACCTGACTGACGTGGTAGCTTTGCTATATTGAATCTATTCTCATGGAATCGATTCACCATGTCTTCTTGGAAATCGTACAAATCAAAACCAACTATACCTTGATCGAGGTTAACGATCTTGATATAGTTGCGAATGAAATAAACAGGATCCTGACTACACTTTATAAACTCCTGCACCTGATCAGGTGTGAAGTTAGTGTTGACATTAGCCCGTTTCAGATTCGGGTTACCTAGATAAATCTCTTGCTTCTCAGCCATTATAGTACCTGTACAACTCCTTTAACATCTGGTATCTCTTCCATGAGTTTACGTTCAATACCTTGCTTCAAGGTCATGGTGCTCATAGCACATGTAGCACAAGCACCACCAAGTCTAACTTTAACATAACCTTCTTCATGTTCGACATACTCTAAGAAACCACCATCGGCTTCGATGTATGGTTGTATCTCAGTAAGTACCTCTATCACATTGGAATCATTAAGTTCCATTAGCTTCTTTGATTGCCTCTACGATAGTCCTTTTCAATTGATTCTGTTTCTTTCTACCGATGCCAACAGATGCATCTATCTTTACTTTAACCCAGTAAAGACCTATTAGTACTAGAGTGAATGGAATAGCATCTGCCCATGAGATTTCATTCCATGCTTCTACGACATTTAATACAGCAAACATTAGTATAATCCTGGTAAATTAGCAGCAGTAGTAGACTGTAATCCGTCTCCTACTTCGGGTAAGGGATCTCCCTCGTCAGGCACTAGCTCATCAATATCTGGTGGTGGTGCCAATGTACCCTGCTGATATCTAATATCTCTCAACTCTTTGAAGTTTTTATTCTTAGTACCTCCATCATATTCCCAAGCATATCCCTCAGCAATCATCTGTTCGTTGAGTGAGACAGTATCATCGCCAACGTATAACCAACCAAGAAGCCTACCATACTTACCCATGCCACCTTTGAGTTCAGTGCGTATAGTAAGTTCATGCTCCCCATTGATTGTGTCCTCTAAGGTATATTTCATCCAATTGGTTGCGTCTATACCTAGTGCTTTCTCTTCTAAGTCTCTAGTGCGCTTCTCAGGAGTATCGATACCAGCTATTCTCACACGTTCGTGCTTATAGATATCAAATCCTAAGTCTATTACTACGTCAATGGTATCCCCATCAACTACTTTCGTTACTTC